AAAATACAAAAACACAACTTCCATCAGAAGTTTGTAAAGCTTATTTTTTTGGAGCCCGAAAAGAAAATCTCCAGAAAGCCATCGACCTCATTGACGAAGTGGCGTTGTCTTATGTCAAAAAAGATTTCTTGAAGATATCCGTATCACATATTAACGAGTTAAAGAAGAGTGATATTTTAGTAATAGGGCTTCGGGAAAATAACACCCCCTTGCACTTGGCGGTGTATTTAGGAGACAATATGGTTATCCATCACCCCAGAAACAAATATGTCACCACCGAAAAAGTAACCTCCTCCTTCGCTAACCGAATAATTTATGCCTATAGACCCCAATGAAAAAACTAACACACATAACTTTGCACGGGATCCTGTCCGAACAGATAGGAAGACAGAATTTTAACTTGGCGGTAAATAGTGTAGGTGAGGCCATGAGAGGAATTCAGGCCAACTGTAAAAAATTCTATAAATCACTTATAGAAAATGATGAGAAAAATATAAAATATAGAGTGTTAATAAATAAGAAAGATTTTGCGATAGAAGAAGGCAAAGACCCAAACACCGAAGAAGGAATAAGGTCATCAGAGTTGGCGATGAATTTTCATAACCTCGAGACAATAGATATTGTTCCGGTAATGGAAGGCGAATCATCTCAGGAAAAAAAAGCAGATTCAAAATCTATTTTTGCAATAATAGCGGGTATTATATTGATAGCTATTGGAGTTTGGATGGGGGGCAATCCGTACTTAATAATGGCGGGTATAGGGCTATTGATGGCAGGTATATCGAACCTTCTTACTCCGACTCCTAAATTCGAAGACATAAGAGAAATTGAAGGGGGAGGGAAGCCTTCCTACATGTTTAGCGGTCCCCAAAATACCGTACGGGAAGGTGGTCCCGTTTTTGTGGGGTATGGCAGGCTTCTAATCGGAAGTCACGTCATTCAAACTTCTCAGGATACTCTTGACACGGCCGCAGACATAACCCTGAACGATACATGGGGAGACGCGGCTTATGGGTTGATCTACAGGATATCCAACCCATCAGCAGGAGAACGTCTAAAACGCAGGGTACATTACGATTCCGATTGGTCGGGAGGTCCGACAGGATAAGGAGAAAAGCTAAATGGGAGAATACGTAGAACAAGGAAGACCTCAGGTAACTGATATAGGCGCTGTTGCAAGCGGAGAAAATACCGGAATTCCGATTGTTTCCGAAGCCCATATAGAAGTTGCCGATTTGCTGTGCGAAGGCCCAATAGAAGGAATCGTAAGCGGACGTTACGACTATTATGGGACTAAGGGGGAAACAGGGTACCAAAAGGTGGTCACCCCCGATGAAGGCTCCTCCTTTGGGAGTTATGATCCCAATAACCGCTATACAGCCACAGGAACCACTACGGATCTAGCAAACCCTTTAACGTCCTTGGGTTTTCTCCGATCTATCTATTGGAATCAAGTGCCAGTAGTGGATGAAGACGGTTATTACAATTTCCAAAGTATTAATGTCGAATGGGTCAACGGCGAACCGGGAGGAAATCTTCCTTCCTTAAACGCCAATATGGGGGGGCTAACTGCGTCGGAAATTTTAGATTTGAGTGTCAACCGAAACATCGGGGAAAGGCTTTATGGACCCGATATTAAAGGAAACGAAAACGCCCCCTCATTCACCAAAGGTGCAGAATTAAAAGACGGCACCAAAATAGATAAAAACGCCAAGACTTATACCATCCTAAATCGGGAATGCAGCTCAATAATTGTTAACGTAAAAGTGTCAGCCCTTAGCGAAAGCATACGAAACGAAGACGCCCCCAAACTTTTTAAAAGAAACTATGAATTAGCTCCGGGTGGTACCGCTGCTGTAGGATACGGCGATGTAAAAGCCCGGACAGTGGAATACTGGATATATTACCAGCCCGTTTTCGATGAAAGATTCAATATGCCGTCTGACAGCGAGTTTAAAAACCCAACGGCCAATGACGAAATATCAATAAAGAAAAAACAAACTAAATGGTACGGCCCAGTAACAGAAAGAGTATTCGGAAAAATAGATCAAGGATACATTCGCTCAACAAAAATAAACCTAGAAGCAGGGGTAGGTGACTATAAGGATGAAGATGGCTTCGACGGATGGAGAATAAGAATAGTCAGGCTTACCCCCGAACCACTTACTTCCTTTTTCAGAGCAGTGACTTTTGTGGACTCAATCGTAGAGGTTTACGGAACAAAACTGCGTTATCCATATAGCGCAATGGTTTATTCTAAATTCGATGCCGAGAATTTTAGTCGAGTTCCGGCACGATCTTACGACACGAAATTGCAAAAAATAAAAATTCCAAACAACTATGATCCCATAACCAAAACTTATGGCAAAAGTGGAGGAATAAATCCTACTACCGATCCCGAAGGCTACGGAACTGATCCTGATAATTTCTGGGATGGAAACTTCTTAACAGAAAAGGTGTGGAGCGATAACCCAGCTTGGTGTTTCTATGACATGCTTACCAACTCAAGGTACGGACTCGGAGGATATTTAAAAGAATCCGAAATAGATAAATGGTCTTTGTATGAAATAGCGCAGTATTGTGATGTTCTGGTGGCTGATGGATACGGGTCAGTTGAACCACGTTTTACCCTTAACCACCTAATAATATCCAGAGAAGAAGCATACAAGCTAATGAACGACTTGGCATCAGCTTTCCGCGGATTAACTTACTACTCCAACGGCTTGGTATTTGCGGTTCAAGACGCCTACAAAAAACCCATATATCAACTTAACAACTCAAATGTAGTCGATGGAGACTTCACATATGCATCATCAGCTAAAAAAGCACGCCACACAGTGGCTCTTGTTAGATACACAGATAAGAAAAACTTTTTTCAACCAGCCATAGAATACGTTTCGGATGAAGGAGCTATTAAGAAATACGGCATAAGGCAAATAGAAACCGCCGCTATAGGATGTACCAGCCGAGGACAAGCAAGAAGATTTGGCCTCTGGATACTGGCCAGTGAAAAAGATGAAACAGACTCAGTAAGCTTCAAGATGGGAACTGCAGGGGCCTACCTAAAACCCGGAGACATAATTCAAATTTATGACAACAATATAAGCCCCTTAAAATATAGCGGTAGAACCAACATAGTAAACGGTTTGGTATTCGCTGCCGACCCCGGTGAGAACGTTATAGGCAATACAGCATACAATAGTGTTATACTGGATTCGGCCTTGAATTTCACCGCAGACAAATCTTATAAATTTTCCCTTCTTACCCCAACGTACCACTATGACGCCAACGTACAAGGGTTAAATTCCAGCGGAATAAAAGAACTAAAGAAAAGCCACATACAAACATTATACTTCAGCGGAGCCCATACGAATACAGTTACAGGAGACTACCGGTCAGATTTTGACCTCGGAGGAAGCGGGGTTAATACACAGATATTCTTTAAAACTGGATATCCATTTGACCAATCCTATTTTGCCAACACAGACTTTGGCGCGCCCACCGGTAATCAACTAGATTTTGATAATTATGTAATAACAGGATACATCAACAGTGGTGTTGATGTGGATGGAAACTCCAATACTTCGGTCGAATATTCGGGCGGATATTTTAACGGAGAAAACCTAGTGTGGAGCGTGGAACCCTATGACGAAACAGACAAGGAATTTTACAGCGGAAACTTTTCTAATTTCAGAATAATAAACTCTAAGGAAAACACTGATCAAACTTATGATATTTCGGCGCTTTCCTATTTCAGTGGAAAATATGACAATGTTGAACAAAAAGTCACCTTTGAAAATCCTTTCTTGAAAAGTAAACCAAATTGCGTAGAACAAGCAGGCTTCACAGTAGGACGCAGGGACCCCGAAATTGGAGGAGTTAAGCAACAACAATACGAACTTTTAAATTTTTCATTTACGGCAGTTGGTTATAGCTCCGAACCGGGAACAGTAAACAGCGGAATAGATTATTTGGTTGCCATTAAAACAGGCAAAGACTTTACTACAATCCCCGGGGACACACCCACAAATTTGGGATATAATGGCATTAATACCACGGGCTACAAACTTTATCACGAACCATACCATCAGCTCGTCATACCGGGCTCAGATGAATCCCAAAGGCAACTTGACAACGAGGGACTTCCATCAGACATAATAGAAGGAAACGTCTTTATCTCAGAACACGTAGATCACTATGTTAGTGTCTTTGCCATTTCCCCCTACGGAGTGTTGGCTCCTTGCGGTGCCATAGGGACGCTATCTAAAGAGGACATTATTGGGACACAAAGTTTAGTTAACGTGGTTGATATTTATGGATTAACAACCTCCGATATTCCCATCGGACCGGGGGGAACTCCCGGAGCAAAACCCACCTCATTAAACACTATATCCATTCCCGGAAACACCCCCAACTTCAATTGGCAAGTTGGGATGAATGTGCAATTTGATGAACCGGGAATTTACATAACCAACGACGAAGTAGATTATCGAATAACAATAAGAGAACCGGCTAATCCCGATTCGATAAACATACCCAGCACAAAT